TCCTTTGGAGGAATACGAGCAGGAGATCAACAGTGCCATGGACGCAAAGATCATCGAAAGTCAGATGAAGAAATCCGTTTTGGAAAAGGAGCGCCGGATGCTGGAGGATAGGGTGTCCAAGGGAAAAGCCGATGCCTCAGAACTGGCAGACAAGGCAAAGGAGATCTCCGCTTTTCAGGAAACACAGCCGCTGAAGCTGTTCGTGGATGATGTGACAGCGGAGAAGCTGGCCTCGGTGCTGGCAGAAAATCACAGCAAGGCAGCCATTGTGTCTGCCGAAGGTGGCATCTTTGACATCCTCAATGGCATCTACACAAAGAACGTCAACATCGATGTGTTTCTGAAAGGTCATAGCGGTGACACTATCCGTGTGGATCGGATTGGTAGAACCAGTGAAAGTATCTTCCATCCTACTCTGACCATGCTGCTGGCAGTACAGCCGGAGGTGCTGAACGGACTGATGACCAACGGAACTTTCCGTGGTCGTGGTTTGACCGCCCGGTTCCTCTATGCCATTCCCAGATCCTCTCTTGGTGACCGGGACTTCTATACGACACCCATCGCCGAATCTGTCAAAATTGGATATACCAAGCTGATCCGCTCCATGCTGGAAGTGGATGAACGGGAAGAACCGATCACACTTTCCGAAGAAGCAACCGCAGTGCTGGAACGGCTGTTTCGGGACACCGAAAAACGTTTCCGCACGGATCTGGCAGAGATGACCGACTGGGCGGGCAAGTATGTAGGTGCGGTGCTGCGGATCGCCGGACTTCTTCATGCCGCACAGCACCATGGTTTTATGGACTTTACAGAGGTGCCTGGACAGACTATGGAAAATGCTGTCCGCATCGGCGAATACTTCCTGGAACATGCGAAAGCAGCTTACTCCCTCATGGGTGCTGATCTGGTAAACAAACAGGGAGAATATCTTCTTTCTAAGATTCAGAAAGAACAGGTTCGTGAGTTCTCCCGCAGAGATGCCATGCGTATGTGCCGCAACTTTAAGACTGCCGATTCCATTCAACCGGTGCTGAATCGTCTGTGCGAATATGGCTATATCGCACCCAAGCCTACAGAGGCTGTCCAGGGTGTCGGTCGGAAGCCTTCAGAGGTATATCTGACCAATCCTATGTTGCTGGCAAGTTAAGCTGTCCGTTCTGTCCGTTGTGTCCCATCCCCTGGGGGTATCACATCTCCAGGGGCATCATTGGGGACAACGGCACGGGGCTTCATGCGCAAAACCGCATAAGTTTCCGGGGGAATAGGCCCCAGGGCCCGGTCACATCTCTACCACTATAGGGCGGACAGCGGGCAAGGGCAATCACGCACAAAACCGCGAATTCAAAGGGGGAATTATCCAAATGAAAAAACAGGACATGGAAACTATCAACACTATGCGACTGCAGGGGAAATCCCCGGCGGAGATTGCCTGGGCGCTGGGGATCTGCGTGAATACAGTCCGCTCTCATATCCGCCGCCACCCGGAACTGGAAGGTGGCAAACCCTGCAAAAACTGCGGCAGACCGATCTCTACGTTGCCGGGAAGAAAGGAAAAACTCTTCTGCTCGGACAAATGCCGCATGGCGTGGTGGAACGGCCACCGGGAACAGGTTCAGAAGAAAGCATACTATCGCCTCACTTGTAGCTACTGCGGAAAGGAGTTTGAAAGTTATGGAAACCAAAATCGAAAATTTTGCTGCCGGGACTGTTACCGCCGTTCACGCATCACTGTATCCCTACCAGAAGCTGGCAAGGTATCAATTCAATCTGGCAATTCTGGATACCATGCTGCGTAGAGGAGAGTTATCCGAAACAGATCATGCAACTGCCTGTAGTGTGCTGGCTTGTCATTATGGCCTGGATAAAGGCAGCATTTTTCGGTAGGTTTACACACTTGCTATTTGGATCCATCAGAGCGAATATGTAGTACCTCAAACTGATACAAAGGAGGTTCTTTATGGGAAGAAAAGTACAGAAAGTAACGTTTCCGGCGGCTGCACCCAAACAAAAGCGGGTGGCGGCATATGCCAGAGTATCCTGTGGTAAGGATGCCATGCTCCATTCCCTGGCATCCCAGGTGGACTACTACCGCAACTATATCTGCCGCCATCCCGGCTGGGAATATGTCGGAGTGTACGCAGATGAAGCCAAAACCGGAACAAAGGACAGTCGGGAGCAGTTCCAGCGGCTGCTCACTGACTGCCGGGCCGGAAAGATAGACCACATTATTACCAAGTCTATTTCCCGCCTGGCCAGGAACACGGTTACCCTTCTGGGAACTGTCCGGGAGCTGAAAGCATTGGGTATCAGCGTGTACTTTGAAGAGCAGAACATTGATACCGCCACCGCTGACGGCGAACTGATGCTGTCCATCCTGGCATCCTATGCCCAGGAGGAGAGCCTGTCCAACAGCGAAAATATGAAGTGGCGGATTCACAGCAATTTCCAGAACGGCCTTGCCTGGAATCCCACTGTGCTGGGTTACCGCTACGATGGCGGCACCTACCACATTGAACCTACGGAAGCGGAAACCGTCCGGCTGATCTTTGACAGCTATCTGGATGGCATGGGTGCTACCGCCATTGCAAAGATGCTGAATGAAAGTGCCGCCGTCAGCCGGTTCGGAAATGGCTGGGGACAACGGAGCATCATGCAGATCCTGCAGAACTATACCTACACCGGGAATCTGATGCTGCAGAAGACCTTCTCGGAAAACCACCTTACAAAAAAGAAGCGGTACAACCAGGGGGAACTTCCCATGTACCACATCTAGGACAGCCACGAGGCAATCATCTCTCTGGAACAATTCAATGCAGTACAAGAGGAGATCCGTAGAAGAGTAGAGCAGCATTCCAGACCCCATCAGAATAAAGGCAAGTATCCCTTTTCCGGACTGCTGGTGTGTGGGAATTGCGGCAAGCATTACGTCCGAAAAACTACCGCCACCGGAACAGTGTGGATCTGCCCCACCTACAGCACCAAAGGAAAGGCGGCTTGTCCTTCCAAGCGGATTCCGGAGAATACTCTGGTTGCCGCCACATTGGAGGTCGTTGGCACCCTGGATGCCCTTGACGGCAAGATAACGGCTGTGAGGGTAGAGAAGGACAACACCCTGGTATTCCGCTTCCCGGATGGAACGGAAGCCGTTAAACGATGGCTGGATCGCTCCAGAGCCGAAAGCTGGACTCCGGAGATGCGAGCCGCAGCCGCTGAGAAAACCAGAGAAAGGAAGAGACGATATGCCTAAGGCAAAGAACATCACCGTGATCCCCGCCACACGGAATCTCCATACCGGTGTTCCCAAGAGCGCCAATGTAAAGCGCCGGGTGGCAGGATATGCCCGAGTCTCCACCGACAGCGATGAGCAGTTTACCAGCTATGCCGCCCAGGTGGACTACTACACCAGCTACATTAAGAGCAATCCCAACTGGGCATTCGTGGATGTCTACACCGATGAGGGCATTTCCGGCGTAATGACGAAGCATCGGGATGGCTTCAACCGCATGATTTCCGATGCCCTGGCAGGCAGGATTGATCTGATCGTAACCAAAAGTGTGAGCCGTTTTGCGAGAAATACTGTCGACAGCCTCACGACTGTTCGAAAGCTGAAAGAGAAGGGTGTCGAGGTCTATTTTGAGAAAGAAAACATCTACACTCTGGACAGCAAGGGCGAGCTGCTGATTACCATTATGTCCTCCCTTGCCCAGGAGGAAAGCCGTTCTATCTCGGAGAATGTCACCTGGGGACAGCGGAAACGGTTTGCGGACGGAAAGGTCAGTATGCCCTATAAGCAGTTCCTGGGATACCGCAAAGGTGCCAACGGTATTCCGGAGATCGTGCCGGAAGAGGCGGAACTGGTGATTCGGATCTATAAGATGTTCATGTCCGGAAAATCCACCTCCGCCATTGCCCGGCAACTGACCAGCGAAGGCATCCTCACTCCCGGCAAAAAGAAGGTCTGGCAGAAAGCCACGGTAGACAGCATCCTTACCAATGAAAAATACAAGGGTGCGGCGCTGCTCCAGAAGAAGTATACGGTGGATTTCCTGACTAAGACTATGAAAACTAATGAGGGCGAAGTTCCCCAATACTATGTGGAGGACAGCCATCCGGCCATCATCAAGCCGGAAGAATGGGAAGCTGTCCAGGAGGAAATGGAGCGGCGAAGAGCCAAGGGAAGGCGGCATGATTGTAGCAGTCCATTTTCCGGAAAGATATTCTGCGGGGACTGCGGCGGTGTGTATGGCTCCAAGACCTGGCACTCCACCGACAAGTATCGCCGGGTCATCTGGCAGTGCAACCACAAATATGATAGTGGCGAAAAATGCGGCACACCCCATCTCCGGGAGGAAGATTTGAAGGATCTGTTTGTGCAGGCACTGGGGCAGTATATGGATGATCCAGAAGAACGGTTGGAAGGTCTGCGATATATCCAGAAGGCCATGACGGATACCACCTTCATCGATGCCGATCTGGAAGAAACCGGGCAGAAAATGGATCTGCTTTCCGGCATGATCCACAACTGCATCATGCTGAACGCATCCGCCACCGTGACGGAGCGGGAATACCGGCAGCAGTACGAAGAACTGACCCGGCAGTATGAGGATCTGAAGGTGAAATACGAGGAACTGCAGGATCGGCGGAGACAGATGAATGAAACAGCAATCATCTTTGGCGGGATGCTGTTTGAACTGTGGGAACTGGAGGATGTGCCGGTGACCTTCAAAGAATCCCTGTGGCACACCCTGGTGGATCATGCTACGGTCTATGCCGACGAGCGGATCGTCTTCAGCTTCAAGGACGGCACGGAGATCACAACGATGCTATGAAACAGAATAAAAAGAAGGACCCGGTCAGCTAAAAGGAAGCTGATTCGGGTCCGTTTTGTTATGCTTTTGATGCAGTTTTGCGAACCATTTCGCAAAAGGAAAGTGCTGCTGATAACCAAAACTGTGGCGGCAGAAGGGATTTTGTCCTTTGTGTCCCCATTGTCCCGGCTTTCTGGGTGTCCCCCCTGCCGAATTCTGCGAAAATTTACATGAAAGCCCGTGCTGGTCAGCAGCTGGAATGCGGCCAGAGATTTGACCGGGCCCAGGTTAATAACGTAGGAGGGAACTTTGCGTTATTTCCAGGTATACCTGGTTTTGATATCAGCAATGTCTTGCCCAATCGTAAGATAGTCATTGATTATGATTACGGACAATGCAACCTCGTAAGCCTTATCATACCACTCTTCCAATTC